TTGTGATATGCTTCAGCGTTTTTAATAAAACCATTCTCATCTAAGAACGATCCAATAAATTGGCTTACATCAGACTGAGCTTTCTTCATTTGTTCGGGATTGCTAGGTTTGAAAGATACATCACCCTCACCGACATTGAATTCAAAACCTTTGAACTTGTCGTTGAAGACTTCTTCTGTCTTCTTTGCAAAGAACTCTGAGCGCTCCATCTGCTGCTTTTGCATTTCCTCGGTCTCTTTGGAATACTTCTTGAAAGCCTCGTAGTTACCTTTTTCATTTTCCGGAACAAAGCCTTCTCTTGACTCAAGAGGAATCTTGTACTGTTCTTTCTGTTTATTAAAGTACTCTTTGGCCTTAGCAAGATCTTTTTTCATTGCGATCTGTTTTGACTTTACCTCCTTGGCGTCGTCATACTCGGCATCGTATGCATACCTGGTCTCTACCTCGAACTTGATGTCTTCATCGTCTAGGTCGGGATTGGTCTGCTTAAGATACTCGACTAACAAATCATTGGCGGGAATTGTATCGTAGTCCTTGTTGATTTTAACAAAGTCTTCGAAACCACGGCCTGTATCCTTCTTGAACTTCAAGAATGCAGATACGTCCTCTGGTAATTCCTCGGCCTCTTTTCTTGCGGAAAACAACTCGTCTACTGAGTTGATCTCCTTGTTGTACCGATTTTTAAGATATGTAAGAACGTCTGTGTCTTCTAATTCTCTTGGGGTTGTCCCAGGAGTCTCTTCAACACTTTCTTTTTCAATCGTGCCATCCGATGCCACTACTGTGGTTTCTACTGGCGTTTCTTCTGAAGAGATGCCATTCTTCTCTTCGTGTTCCTTAAGCAATTGTGCCTCGATCTCTTGAACGGATTTCTCCTCATCAAAAGAGACAGCACGAACTTTCATTTCGTTTGTCATATTAGATTTAATTATTTAGTCACAAATTTACAAATAAATGTGACACACTATTTTGGCTCAAATGACGCTAGGTCAAAACCATCAAGTGTGTCCTCATTACTCTCAAAGTCTACCGGTGGCAAATTGTTTTTTCTTTGGTCAATCAACTTTGATTGTTGTGTATTCTGTAAAGATACTCTCTTGTCTTTTGCTTCTTCCTTCATCGCTTCCTTGTCGTTGACGATCTGGTTGTCCATGCCCTTCAACTGCATGTTCATTTGGAATTCCTCTCTCATAAGACCAAGCTTGATCTGAGCTTCTTGCCTCATCTTCTCCACTTCGAACTCTACCTCAGCCCTCTTAATCTCGATCTTAGACTGAGTCTCAGCATTGATCTGTTCCATGGTAGCCTGAGCTGTAGCCTGAGCTGCTTCGATGTTAGCTTGAGATTGGAATTGAGAGATCTGCTGCTGCTTCTCCATTTCCTTCTTGTCCTTCTCCTTGCGCTTAACCTTCAACAATTGGTTTGCAAGCTTCAAGTTCTTGATCTCACGGATATCGATCGCATCCTCTAGGCCGATCTGGTCTCTAGACAATGCCATCTGGATGTTAGCCTCAAGCTGTTGCTTCTCTTCCTCGTCTGGAGATACCTCGATAAAGATACCAAAGTCATGCAAGTAAAGGTCCTTGATACTTTCTAGGATCTGCACGTTGTATTTGCCGATCTGGTTTGCGAACTCCTCACGGAAGTCAGCGTACTCCAAGATGTCAGACACACGACCAGATACACAGGTAGACAACCTTCTTGTGATGAATAGTGCTGCGTCAAGGATGTGCCTTGTGGCAGTATTTGAGTTAGCGGCAGCCAACTTCTGAACACCAACTAGTGCGTCAGATGATGGCATAGATCCGTCACGAGCCTCGTTAAGGCCTGTAACGTCCCTGATCATAGACAGGTAATGGTTATATGTACCGATCAAACTAGAAATCTTAGCCTGACCAGAATTAGAGTTTAGCTCTTGAATTGGAACACGTGCATTGTTGAACTCGCCGTCAGATGTGTAGCTTCTACCGATAACACTACCGGTCTGGAAGTACATGCGTAGAGCGTCCTCTGGATTGTAAGCGGCACCATTGCCTAGGTCAACGTCAACAAGTCCGTCAGCATCGATAAATACACCATCTGGAACGATCTTAGTAAGTACCTGCTGCAACTTCAGGTGTGTCATCTGAATCAAGTCAGCGAATGTAATCATCCTGCGTACCAATGACTCAACAACGCCCTTGTAAAGACGAGGTGCACACATTACGTAGTTAGAGTATGCGTACTGAGACGCAGACTTTGGTCTTACCATGTTCTTGGAAAGTTCCCACTTGATCAAGTGGTTCGATCCCATAACCAAGATACCCTCGTACCAAACGTCAATTCTCTTCTCTACCTTCTCGAACCTGTCCTCTGGAGTTACCTCTGGGTTAAAGTTCTCGTCCTTGCGGATAACACGCTCACCTCCGTTTTCCAAGAACTTCTTCTTGTAAACGAATTTCTTGTCTGTCTTATAGTTGAAATAAAGAAGCGTTACATTGTCCTTATCGAAGATATCGTTACGGTATGCACGCATGATGCCATAGTAATTATACCAAGCAGAGCCTAGCTGAGAGATTTCTTCTAACTCTTCCTTGGTAATGTCTGGCTTGATCTTGATCAACTCTGTGATCGGAACCTGCTTTACTTCACCATAGTAAAAGCAATCTTCAAATGTTGGTGACTCGGTGTAACTGTAGACCAAGTTGGCTGGGTCAACGTACTCGACCTTAACACCTGCCCCGGGTAAAAAGCTGTGCTTTGCCCCACCCACGCCCAGTACTGCCAAGTCATAGTTGATTCTTTTCTTAATGTCTGCATAATTGTTTTGTTCTAGGATTGTATTAATAGCCTCTTCTTCAGCAATCTCGATGCTAGGCTTGTAGTTTAATTGCATGTAAAGCTGCAACTCCTCGTCATTTGATGGAAGGTTCTCAACGTCTGTGTTGAAAGCGTCTACACCAAACTGCTCCTTTGTCTGGAGCAAGAAGTCCTTTGCAACCATGTCTCCCTCGATCATGTCCTGGAACTGAGACCTCTTCTCAGCGGCCATCGCATCCTGTGCAACTGCCTTTACGCTGAAGTTTCTGTCTGCCATTCCATTGACAACGATGTCAACGAACTTAGGGATAATAGGAACTGGAGTCCAAGACAAGTTTAAGTACGACAGGTCTCCGTCAAATGACATCTCCTTCTTGTACTTGTCAACGGCCTGCTCACCACGGGCGTACAAACGCAAGCGGTGGAACTCTGTCCACTGGTTGTAGTAACGACAAGAACCCGCATCTCTGCGAAACCATTCGTATTGAATAGAGTTGCCTATCTTTAGGCCGTACTCTTTTGAGGCCTTTTCGGCATCCGTAGCCAACTGACTTGGAAAGCTAGTTGGGCTTATTGCAATGATTGGTTCTGTCATTATCTTATCAAATGGCTTTGAGAGCCTTTATTATCGTATTGTGCAAATTTAACGCTTATTTTCGACTTCTGTACGGCCTTTAAATATAAGTGTTTTTGATTAGCCATAATTGCAAGACCTGAGCTGATAGAAGCATCGTGCTTTGTTCGGTTGTTTATGTCGAATCTTGCCCAGTCCTCAAGCGTCCTAGTGAATGCCATCACACCCATCTCGTCCGATGGCCTGTAAGTACCCTCCATGTCTATGCCAACGTGCTGCTCGATATAACTCTCGATAGCCGATGCGTGAGCCTGCTTAATGTCCTCAGAGGTGTTGGGTATCCCCCCGATCTCTATCTCTGTCTTAGACAGCTTAGCAATGGGCTTGTCAGGCCTGTTCGTAGCGAACGCCCTGTATCCCCTGTTCTTAAAGTGGTAAAGTAGTCTTGGCTTGTTATTCTCCGCCAGTACCGGCATGCCATAGAACACGCACGCCATCAGCACGTCCTCGAAGAATATCTCCGCTGTCTGTGGCCTTGCGATATACTCTAGGAAGAAATGGTTGCACGGACCGCTGTCCATGTGGAACTTGGTCATTCCGTGTAGAGATCCGTTAGATCCACCACCACCTACAGTCCCCGAGATATCGTAAGGATCGCATCCGAATGTGCCCATGTGCTCGTTGCCCGGCTTCTTCCTGCCGTTGATGTCGATGACATTGTTAGGCTTGTCAGGGAACCAAGAGATGTAGAACCTTCCTGTATTCTCTGGAGTCCAAACAACCTCACCGTCTTTCTCGCCATTCTTCCAGTGGAAGTTACCACGGGTAATCATCTGTCCCTTGATCATGGAGTCATTGTAGTCGATCTGCTGGTATATCTTGGTCAGGTTGAACAGAGACTGCTTGCTCTCGTCACGGAATGCGTGTGACTCTGTGCGTGGGAACTGACGATAGAATTCGTTCAATGCGTCCGAGTCAGACTTTAAAGACTGTACCTCGTTCTCCCAGTAGTTGATGACGCTGTCCTGTATCCAACCACCGTCTATGCCTTTGATCGGCTCTACCGGCTTCTCAAGTACAGGCCATCCATGCTCATCGATAAATCCCTCGAAGTTCCATTCCATTGGAATAAAGAGTGCGTATAACCCGCTCTTTGTCTGACCGTTTTGGCTTCGTTTCCTTGGGTCTGAGTCATTGTAAAGGTCCTTGTAACCAGATCCGCCCTTGTCCATTGCGTTAGAGGTAGACCCCATCATGCACTTTCCGATGATCCTAGAACCCAAACGAAGACATGTCTTTGTTACACGCCAGTTACTCTCGATGTTATTCGGGGGTGTCCACTTGGCCGCCTCGTCATGTATCAGTAGTTTTAGCTTCTCTCCATCATACGAGTTGTCAGCTGTGTTCTTCCAGTCAATGGACGTATCTAGACCCTCGATGTCCTCCTCATTCTTGTCCATGTTATTGCGTGTGATCTTGGACGCAGGCACACGGAAGCCGAGCTCCGTCTTAGGTTTGTCCATACCATCCTGCACTGGCTTGAAGAAGAACGGGTAATTTGTAGATATAGGCACGACCTTGTCCGTGAACATGATCTTGGCATCGGATCCAGTCTTAGACAGGATACCAAGCCTTGCATTCTTTGTTATGGTACCAATGTTAACCAGCTCGGATGAGCTCATAAACGAGAATCCAGAACGTCTGTTCTTGAGGTAGCACATTCCGAAGCATCGTGTGTCAGCCTTACAAGCCTCCCAGTAAATAAAGAATATACGGTTAGACTCACGGAACTCAGGAAGACCAACGTCAATCTTTGTCCACTGCAAGTACATGTAGTGCGTACCCGTGATATATGTCTTCTGCTTCTTGTTGAGGAACCAGAAACCATTCTCACGCCTGTCGAACTCTGTCTCAATATAGTCTACCCACTTGCCCTTGAACTGGTTGTCGTACTTGTTCCAGTCGAATATTGTCTTCAGCTTAGAAAGCTCCTTTGGATACTCCTGCGGAACCCACTTGCCTCCACGGTCCTCTACGTGCTTTGGAAACGGCAAAGCTATCTTAAGCCCATTAATCTCGTAAACAGGGCCTATCGTCCCGTCTCTAGAGATAATAATGACATCGTACTTAGGATTATAGCCATACTCCCAAGAGCCTTCCTTGTTTCCCTTGGCTACAACGTCCTTTGGTATAGGATCCTTTATGACCTCGTACAGCCTGCTCATTTAGAGAATCTTTCTGCAAAGCCCTTCTTGGTGTCTACAGACGCAGATACCTTAACCTCTGGCGTCTCCAACATGTTACGCTCCTCCTGTATCCTCTTGAGGATGTCGAATGCGTCCATGATGGCCAGCTTCTTGGTAGCTGCAGCGTTCTTTAGCTTGTCCGCAGACAGGTCCGTCTCTGAGTTGTTGTTCAGAATAGGCTCCTTTGCCACTGCGATCAGCTCGTGTATAGCCTTCTCTGCAGCGTCTATAATCTTTTCCTTGAATTCTTTCTCCGTCATAAGGCTACGCATATGTTCTTGCTAAACATCCGGTACAGCTTCTCTCCGTCCACGGTGAATGGATACTCGCTCTCTGGCTGGAAACTAATCATGTCTCCATCCTTCAGTCCCTTAGAGTAAAGATACTCATTTCCGTACTTTAGAATCCCAACTAGCGGGCTCTCCATGTCAGTACTCTTGATGAT